GCCACCCCTGCGGGTACCGGTGGTCGCGGTCGGTGCGGTTCCACCAGCGGCCGACAGCGCGCAGCCACCGGGGGATCGGGAACGCGAGCGGCCGTGCCCACATCATCGGGCGCTCTCCTCGTCGAGAGCGTCGAGGATCGCACCGCCGGGGGACTCGACGTGCGAGTTGATCCGGCGGTGGGCGAGCGGGTCGCAGAGCAGCCCGGCGTCGTCGACGATGCCGGTGTCGAACCCGGATCGGACGTGCAGCGGCTGACGGCGACGGGCGCGGCGGTCGTGCTCCCACACGTCGATCACGTGGGCGACGGGGGCGGTCGTGGTGTTCATGGTGCGCTCCTTGGGTCTGCGCTGCGGGGCATCTCCCCGCGGACGTACAGCGTAGCAGGCTACGGGATCGGGGGTGCGGTGCAGGCGTCGAGGAACCCGGCGGGGTCGCTGCGGGCGTGCGCTGCGGCTTCGAGGTAGGCGTCGGTGACGGTTCGTTCGCGTTCGACGGCGACGCCGAGTCGTTCCGACGCTGCGGCGGCATCCGCGATCGCGGACTGGTCGACGGGACCCTCGGCGAACCGCAGCAGCGTGTCCGTGTTGCGGAGCGCCAGATCGGCGGCGGCGACGGTGACCGCTGCGCGGGCGTCCTCCATCTCGGCGTCGTAGCGGAGCAGCAGACAGTCGGACGCCTGTTCGCGGATCACAGCGGCGTCGGTCGTCCGCCAGACGGCCCACACGATCGGGAGTCCGATGATTGCTCCGATCACGACGACCGCGGCGACCGCCGACGCGATGCGGAGCACGACCCGCTCCGTGTCGCGGGTCAGATCGCCTTTGTGATCTGCAACCACTTGTGCGCCTCCGGCCCCCACGCGACGTACGGCGACCCGGCGTAGATCCACCACGCCGCGACCTCGGAGTCGACGAGCAGCCGGTGAACGCCCGACACGTGGAACCATCGGCCCGAGCCGTCCTGAACGAACATCAGCGGGCCCTGTCGACGCGGCGGGCGAGCTGGTCGATGACGAGCGGCTGCGTCGCCTGGCCGATCCGGGCGAGTTCCCGCTCGATCTTCGCGAGCCGCTGCTCGACCATCCGGCCGACAGCGTCGGCGGGCGGGGGCGGGGCGTCCGGCAGGACGGGACGCTGAGCGGAGGCGACGAGCGCCATCGTGCGGGCACCCGCGGCGATGAGCGCCTGGCACTCGCCGCCGGCGGTGATTGATGCGACGTCGGGGATCGGGAACCCGGGCACGTTGACGCCGAGCGCGGCGACGAGACGGAGCGGCCCGCCGGGCTCGAACCGGCGCCAGTCGCCCGACAGCGACGCGACTTCGAGCTGCCAGAGCGTCCAGTCGTCGAGGTTCGGGGCGACCGCACCGGCGACCCAGATCCCCCACTCGTCCTCGCCGGCTCGGACGACCGCGGCGAGCGTGCCGGTGTTGTCGTAGTGGGCGGCGGCGTCATCGGGGGTGATCCCGTAGCGCGACGCGTGGCCGGTGCCGACGGTGATCCCACCGACGCGGATCTCTGTGCCGTTCGCGAGGCGGATCGGGCCGAGCGAGTGGAACGCCGAGTACCCGTCATCGGCGCGCGGCGGGGTCGTGCAGACGTCGGCACCTTCGGGCTGGCCGATGTGGCAGGTCCCCCAGCACGCGAGGTGCCCGAGGTAGCGGCCGTCGGGTGTGACGTGCGGGGCGGTCGGCCCGTCGAAGCGGGGCGCCTCGAAGTGCGCCGCCGGGTACGCGCCGTCACGGGCGGACGCGACGATCGCCGCGTCGATCTCGGCTCGGCGGGGCACCGCGGGGAGGGTCACGACCCGGGCGGCGGCGAGCAGCGCCGGCGCGCCCGACGCGGCCATCGCCGGCTCGACCTCGTCCTCATCGTCGCCGGTGTCGTCGACGTCGGCGGGCTCGACGAGTTCGATCGTCGCCGAGTCGAGCGCCGGGAACGGGAGGATCGTCGTGCCGAGCACCGTCGCTTCCGTGAAGTGCAACGTCCCGGCGACGCACCATCCGCCCCACTCGTCGTCCTCGTACTCGGTGCACTCGAAGTCGGTCACGTCGGATCCGAGGTCGGGGGAGTGGCGGGTGAGGACACCGTCGCCGACCATGCGGGCGATCTCGCGGGCCCGGTCGGACGTGTCGAACCGGCCGCGCATCTCGACGTTCGGCGACGAGACGGACCCGTCGGTGATGATCCCGACCAGCTCGGCGCCTTCGTGGCCCCACGACGTCGCGGTGGTCGCCATGATCGGCAGCGGGAACGGACGGTCGAACCGGGTCGCGCCGGCGTCGATGATCCGGGTGAACCCGCCGCCGTCGCGTGTCTCTTCGCCTTCGACGAACCGGGCGACGAACTCGGGGCCGGCGGGTGCGAACCCGGCGGACGCGGCGAGGGCGGCGTCGCCCATGTACGCGGCGAGCAGCGCGTCGACCGCGGCGTGCCGGTCCGACGCCGACGCGATCACGGTGTCGCCGTGGCGGGCCTCCCAGATCGGTGCGTCGGGATCGTCGCTGCGGTTCGCGACCTGCCAGACCGGTGCGCCGACAGCGGCGGCGGTCAGGGCGTCACGGCCTGTGCGTGCCTGCTGGCGGCGTCGCGCTCGGGTCGTCATCGGTCAGTCCTCCCGGTCGGGGGTCGAGTCTACGGGTGGCGGCAGGTCGAAGCGGGGAGCGGTCGAGCATCGGCAGCCCGGATGGTCACCCGGGAACCACGTCGGATAGCCGGGCCACTCGCCGCCGGTGTTCGCGAGCGTGCGGTCGTCCCACGACGAGAACACCTGCCCGGCGAGCGCCTGGTGCGGCGCGAACGGGAACCGGGGTGCGCCGGTCCGCCACTCGAACCCGACGAGCTCGCCGCCGGCGGCGTTCACGACGCGGACCGTGATCTCACCGGTCGCGAGTTCACCGGCAGGGCGGGTACCGGCGTCGACGAGCACCGCGCCACCCTGCGCGACGCTGCCCGACGCGCCGCCGGCGACGGCGAGCGCTTCACGGATCGGCCCGGTCTGGATCAGCATCCCCGGGTCGAACTCGCCGACAGCCGGAGGGGTCTCGTCGGGGCCGACGTCGATGATCGTGCGGAGCCGATCGAGCACCGCGGCGGCGAGGATCGCCCAACCCGCGGTCCGCGCGGCGGACCAGTCGTCGACCGCTTCGGCCACGACCCGATCCGACGCCGGGTTCGCCGTCTCGATCCGGGCGCCGGTCGGGGTGAACCCGAGGTCGGCGAGCTGGCTCTCCGTGACGAGCCCCCGCGCGTAGAGGGCGAGCAGCACCGCGACGACAGCCTCTTCGGTCCACTCCTCCCACTGCTGCTCCAGTTGTGCCAGGTCGGCGTCGGTGAACAGGTCGTCGTCGGTGATGGCGAGCGCGTCGAGCACCGGGCGGATCGTGCCGAGCCGGAGAGGGTCGACGTCGTTCGCTGTCTGAGCGTGCGGGGAGCGGCGCGCCAGGTTGCGGACCCGGTTCGCGGCGCGTTCCATCGCCCGGCGGATCGCGGCGTCGGCCGCGGCCTGCAGACGGTCGACGAGCTGCCGGTCGATCCGGTCGAGTAGATCGCCGAGGTCGTCGCCGGTCGCGGCGGCGAGCAGCGCTCGCGCTTCGTTCGGGTTCGTGTCCGGTGTCGCAGCGTCGGTCCGTGTGTCCGCGGACGGCGTCTCGTCGGGCTGCCCGTCGCCGTCCGCGTCGGACCCGACGACCTCGCCGCGCTGGTTGTAGATCCGGTCGGGGATCTCTTCGCCGCCGGCGTAGAGCTGCAGCAGTTCGCGGGTGAGCTGTTCGGTGGTGATGCCCCGCTTCAACGCCATGCGGCGCAGCAGTTCGTCGTCGGACGGGGCGTCCTCGTCGGAGAACCGGAGACGCCGGCGCAGCACCGCGTCGGAAATGACGAGCGCGTTGTGCGCGTCCAGCGCGTCCTTCGCCGGGTCGGGGCGCGAGATCAGCTCGTCGGCGTTCACGCCGACGAGTAGCCGGTTGATCTCTTCGTCGGGCCAGCGGCGCAACTGGCGGAGCCCGTACCGCATCACCTGCTGTGCGATCACGTCGGCGATCCGGCCCATGAGCGGTTCGACGTGCGCCTGGTACGTCGAGTCCTCGACCTGCCAGGCGGTCCAGTGGTTCAGGTCGGCCATCCCTGTGACGAGCTCCGCCGGGGCGTCGAGCCCGTACGCGATCCGCTTCAGCAGTGTGGCCTCGCGCTGCACTTCGATCTCGGTCAGGGGCCGCTCGAACGTGAGGTGATGCACCATGTCGGAGACGGTCCGTTCACCGCCGCCGGTCGCGATCTCCGTGACGAACGGGAGGAACGCCGACACCGATCCGGGTTCGCGGATCGGGGCGGATCCGTGGCGGATGAAGTCGTCGAGCCAGTCCTCGTCGGGGATGCCGGACGACGACTGCAGGTTCGCGTCCTGATCGACGAACAGGACCCCGGCGCCGGCGACACGCGACAGCGACGCCGCGCGAAACGACTTTGAGATGAGCTGCAGCGACTCGGCGTGATCGAGGATCCGCATCAGCTCGGAGAACGGCATGCCCGGCCAGCGGGGCGACGCCCGCCAGAACCGGGCGAGGAACGATCGCTCAGGATCGAGTCGGGTACCGCGATCCTCCGGGGTGAGCTTCACGTACGCGGCGCCGTCGCGGGCGACGAGCGAGTCGCGGGACAGGACCCGCCAGACCTCACCGTCGACCGGGTCGTCGATCGCGCACAGCCAGCCTTCGCCCGGAACCTTGTAGGCGACCGCCATCTGGCCGAGCACTTCGGCCTGGCCGCCTTCGGGGCCGGCGATCCGTTCGAGTTCGACCCGGGCCTGCTCGATCAGTCCGGCGGGGAACGGGACGTCGGCGTCCTCCGCGGGGATCATCCCCTCTTCGCCCTTCACCGCGGGGAACAGCGACACGCGGCGGGCGCAGTTCGCGAAGAAGTCGACGACGTAGCCGATCTCGCCGACGAGTTCGTAGGCGTTCCACGCTTCGGTCTGGCGGGCCGACGGCTTGCCGAACGCGCGCCGGTTGAGCCGGATCGACAGGTCGACACGCTGCGACGAGAGGACCGTCGCCGAGCTGCCCGTCGGTCGTGTCGTGGTGAGCCGATCAGCGATCCGTCGTGTCTGCCCGATCCAGCCCATCAGTCGTCTCCGGGTTCAGCGGCGAGCAGGTGTCCGGTCACCGCGGAGGCGGTAGCGACAGCGGCGGCGTAGCGCCACCACGAGTCGTCGCCGACGGTGACCGCCCACGATGCTACGACGCCGGTGCCGACCCACACGGACAAGCACCACGGGCACATGAGCAGCGTCGTCAGCTTCCCGTCGGGGAGCCGGTCGTACAGCCAGTCGCGGGGCACGTCGAGGATCGAGTCGCGCTGGATCAGCCGGACGAGTCGCCACGTCGCCGCGACGATCAGCACGAGGTCGACCGGCGTCACTCGCCGCTCCGTCGCGCGGCCCACGCCGCGAGGCATCGGATCGAGCAGAAGTGCGACGGAGGCTCGAACACCTTCGGCTCGACGTCCGGGTCGATCGACGCGAATCCGTCGTCGTCGATCTCGATCGAAGCGACCGCAGCGAACGCGGGGACCTCGCCGGGGACCGACGAGAACAGGACCGTGATCCACTCGCGTTCGTCGTCAGCGCGGGTCGACAGGACGTCGGAGCATCCGTCGCAGATCAGCGCCGCCGTCATCGAGCCAGCTCGGCAACGGGCGGCGTCTGCGACGGTGGCGTGAACCGCTTCAACGGGTGAGAGCAGCCGCACCCCGACCGGCGTTCGATCCGTGTCCCGTCAGACGCCGACGCGAGCAGCTTCGGTGTCCCGCCGGCCTGCAGCGACGCCGCGTCGATCGTCGCGACGAGCCGCGGTTCGCGTCCGACCATCGCCCACACCCGCACTAGTCCCCCGGCCGTGTCGACCTTCGCCGGCGAGAACACCCGACCGTCGGGGAGCTTCACGACGGCGGGGAACACCTTGATACCGACCACCCGGGGACCTCCGTTCGGGGCGCACGATCCGCTCCGATCGTAGGACGATCACCGGACCCCGGTTGGGACCACCGTCGACGCGGCTCGGGCGCCGGCGTTCCGGATCCGGCGCTCGGTGGGCGGCGCCTTCCCGAACAGGCCCATCACGAGGTAGCGGAACGCGTCGAGGTCGTGGTCGTCGGTGTAGTTCCCGTCGACGTCCTCGGGGTTCTTCTCGTCGCGTGGGGCGCCGGTCAGCGACCGGATCAGGTTCGGGCACGACGAGAGGATCACGACCCGGGGTTGCGGGTCGGGATCGTCGGGGTCGACGGCGAGGAGCTCGTCGATCAGCGACCAGCCGGTGACCCGGTCGTTGTGCGCCTTGCGGACCGGCACACCGGCCTGCTGGTACCGGTCGGCGATCGACCCGGCCGGCGGGTGACCGGGCCGGCGAGGCGCGCGTGGCTGGTCGGGGTTCTTCGCCCACGTCGACGGGTCGATCCACACCGGCGGCGGACGGTCCGGGTCGCGTTCGCCCGGCGCTTCGACACGGAGGATCCGCTGAGCCTGCTCCGTCGGGGTCAGCCCGGCTTGGTGCGCTTCGCGGTACACGACGAGCAGATCCGATCGGACCTGCGCGGCCCAGATCGCCGAGAACGGGGCGGACGAACCGAAGTCGACGCCGATCCCGTGGCGGTACGCGATGAGCTCGTCGATCGGCCAGTCGGCGGGGTCGCCGATGTGCATGCGGGGGTTGAACGCCGAGAACCGCATGCCCTCGAACCGTGACCAGTCGCCGTCGCGGTACGCGGCGCGGGCGTCGGCGCCCATCATCGAGAACCGCAGGTAGTACGTCTCGTCGAGCGACGGGTTGTCGGCCGACGTCGACGGGAGCATGTAGCGGGTCATCACCCGCCCGGACGGGGTGGAGAGCGGCTTGCCGGTGTCGACGTCGACGATCGGCATCTCGGCACGTCCGCCCGGCGCCGGATCGATGAACGTCTCCTTGAGTCGGGAGTGGCCGACACCGCCCGGGTTCGTGCCCGACCGGACCCCGTACACCGGCACGTCGGGGTCGCCGGAACGGATCCGCATCGACAGGGCGTCGACCGCGTCGGGTGGGATCAGCGACCGCTCGTCGATCGCGAGGTACTGGCACTCGCCTCGGATCTGCGTCGCGTCGGCGACGGAGCGGGCGTGGACGAACACGACCTTGGATGCGTTCGGGAACCGCAACTCTCGCCGGTTCGCGTTCCATCTGCCGCCGACCGACACGAAGAAGCCGTGCGCTTCGAGATAGGGGAACACGTCACGTTCGAGCTGCCGGTACGTCTGCCGCACGAACCAGCCTTCGAACCGTGGGTGGCGGAGCGCTTTCTCGACGACGTCGAGCAGCAGCCCGTACGTCTTGCCGCCACCCATCGCTCCGCCGTAGAGGACGTCCCACGGTCCGCCGTCGGAGAACGCCGGGATCCGGTGGAGTTCGGTCTGCGGGCCCGGGTGTGGCGAGTAGCCGATCCGGCCGAACGCGTCGGCCTCGACGACGAACGACTCCTGCACCACTTCGTTGAGGATCGCCAGATCCTCGTCGTCGAGCCGTTCGGCGAGTTCGAGCAGTTCGTCGCGGGTGAGGCGTGCCACGAGTCGCCGGACCCGGTCGACGGGATCCTCGTCAGCTCGACGTCGACGCGTCGTCGGCATCGCCGCTCGTCTCGCGGGCTTCCATCCACGCCTCGATCTGCTCCGCGATGCCGATCACCCGGTCCTGTCGGGTCAGCGGGTCGGTCAGGCCGGACTCGACGACCTCGACGCGTCGGCCGTACCGGTCGGGGTGGCGTCGTTCGAGCCGCCACATGATCACCGTCGGATCCGGGGGCAGCGTCTCGATCCGTTCCGTCGACTCGACCTCGTTCCCGTCCTTGTCGTACTTCACCGTGCGGACGGTCTTGGTCAGGCCACCGCGGGCGAGCTGTTCGAGCAGCGTGACCGATCCGACTTCCCACACGGCGTCGGCTTCGGTTACTGCGCGCCAGAACTCCATGTAGCGGCGGTCGTTCGCGGTGATCTTCGCTCGGGACTTCGTCTCGATCTTGCGGAGAGTGAGGGCGCCCTGGCGGAGCCAGCGGTATCCGGTGGTGCGGCCCACGCCGGCGGACTCGCACGCCTGCTCGAAGTAGTTACCGGCCCGGATCGACCGGACGATCTGCTCCCCGACGGTGACCGGGTTCCCTTCCCGGTCGTGAGTCAGGATCTTGTCGATCGCGGGTGGCCGGCCTCCGGGCATGTTCGGAGGGTACCGCGGAGCGTGACCGGGGTTGGGATCAGACGACGCCGACGGTAAACCCGGCGAGGGGTGTGTCGTTGTTG